TGCTGACGAAATCGAACATATCGGTGCGCCACTTACAGAAGTTCCTTCTGCTCCAACTGCAAAACAATTCTCAATCACTGGTGGCGAAGTAACATTTGCTACTGATGCTGTAGCAGGAGAAACTTATGCTATCTACTACTTAGTATTAGATACAAAAGTTAAATCTTTCGATATCTCTTCTGACAAGTTCCCTAAAGCTTTCGAAGTGGTAGCAGATGCACTTATCCGTGAGAAAGAAACTGCAACTGATGAGTTCGTACAAATCAAGTTCCCAATCGCTCGTCCTCAATCTAACTTCACAGTTACAATGGACACTGCGAACCCAACTAAATTGAACGTAACATTCGACTTATTCCCAGATAAGAATAATGTAATGGCTACTTACAACGTAATTGGCGAGTAATACAAAATAACCGAGGGGGTTTACTTTATACATCATGTATTTAGTAAGCCCCCTCAATTTTTTGTATCCAAAAATAAACTTATTAAAATCCTTATTTGGCAGGTGAATGGAATGGGATTGCATGAGTGGTGGAAAATGAAAAGCTACTCGAAGTGGTATCACTACTTTTGGTGTA